TAACTAATCGGGTGAGCCCAATTGGCGACAGACGTGTGAAGCCATGAGGTGGGGTCCCTAAGCAAAACGGTGACAAGAGAGACGACTTCATTCCAAGGGGCAGTCGTTCCAACATCAGCCAGCCCTAAACTGAAACGACTCCTAAAGTCGTAAATAAATCCTTCACGATGGTCCTCGATAATTTCGAGAACCTTTAGGATTCCCCCAGGCTTGCTCCCCCAGTCCATGCTTTCATCTGCAAACCAAACTCGCCCGTGGGCATTTTGTCCAAAGTTTTCATGTCAGCGTCAGAAACTAGACCCTCAAGAACCGTGAAAATCTGGTTTTGGGGTGCATCGTGGCGGGCTTTCCGCACCAACCCGATAGGAATGTCTTTGAAGTCAGGTAAAGAAATAGTTTTGTTTTCGTACTCAAGGTTAAAGCTCATCTGTGCGACTCCATCATTTTGTTTGAATGTGCGACTGAGGGTGAGAGGTCAAAGGGGGCTGACCCCTCACCCAATCAAAACCCCAAGCGCCGCCGCACGGTAACGCTTGGGGCAAACTGTTACGCCTCTAGGTCAGAGAACCACTTGGTGACCACGTTGGAAGTTGCGTCAGCGTAGGCAGTGATTGTCACCATATAGCCGATAGCCTCGCCAGAGGCCAGTGTGCGCTCTCCAACTGAGGTGATTTCACCGGCGGGAATGTAGGTACGTTCAATCGAAGAACCGTCAATAACGTCCACAATGAACGATTGGCGTCCACCAGTTTTGCGTGGGTCAATGAGGAACTTGCCGGCGTCCATAGGGACACCGTAATACAGCTCAAGCACAGCCTCATTGGTTTCAATGAAAGTCGTTTGAATTGAATAGGTACCCTCAGAAACAACCTCGCGCACCAAAGCGCCATTCTGCCAAGCACGAATCTGTACCGTGCTTTTGTCAATCGTTTCCGCCACCCCATCAGGTGAACAATATCCAAGGTCAACAAACGCCACGTCAAGCGCCGTCCCAGAATCCGTTGGTGCCGCCGTGCCAGTAGGGGCCACATACACAACCCCCGTGGTACCAACTCTTACGTTGTCCGAATCTAATGCCATAATTTTTTTTCCTAACTAATCGGTTTAGAGGTTTGTGCCTCGATGGTCCACGGCAAAACGCATAAATCTACGCTCGCCACTTAAGTCTGAAACATCCTGAACCAAAGACTCAGGGCTGGTATCAGTTATTGGTGTGCCGTTAGGCAAATCATCAAAAAGAGCCGTCACCATAAGCGCCAAAGCGTTCGCGGCCCCATAGGTTGCGGCGTAAACATTCACGCCCACACTGGTCGTGGCAAGAGTCTTAGATTTTCTGTTGCCCCCGTCATACCTCAGAATGACCTGTGACGCTGTGGTGTCTGCCATGACACCTACTCGGGTGCCAGAGTAGCCGTTGGCGTTCAAGCCTGTCTGAAGCCTTCCCACAAGGTGTGAAATTATGTCCGAAAAAATTACGGCGTCAGCCACTAGCTACCCCCTCGCCCGTGGTTTGTTTGTTTTCACTTTGTTGCCGCGTTTGCCGCCAGCCAAGTCGAGCGCTCTGGAAAGTTGCCCTGTGTTTGCTTCATCAAAGTCTGAGCCATTGATAACCTTGGCCCTTGCCCGCTTGCCGCCGGTCAAAACTTCCAAAGTTGACCCTGGAATTGCTGACTGGACGCGGCGCATCCTCACCGAAAGCTCATTAGCCACAGCCCTCGACCGCATCATTTCGGCAATACCCTTACGGTTCAGCTTGACCTCCCCACCACCACCAGGAATTTTACTAGCCACGGTCAGCCTCCCTTTGCAAATTGGCGACAGTCCCAGGCGTCCACAAACCCAACCCGGCCCGCCAGTCAAAAGCCTCACCGTCAAGCTCATACGTTTTCCCGCGCACAATAAATTTGTCATCATCTTGAATGTCAAAACCACTAGCAAAATAGACTGTCAAACCGTCTGTGACCATAATCTGGTCAGGGTCAAAGTTTGTGCTAGAAACACGGGCGGAAACTATCGCCTGCACCGTCGTGCTAGTCGTCGTATATACGGGCTCGCCAAAAGTGTCAGTTGAAGTTGAGCTACGCCGTACCTGGGTAATATCTTCCATTGCCGCAAATTCCCGTCGTCAAAAGTGACCCTAAAAGTTGTGTTGTGGAATAATGTCGCCGCCACCAAAACGTGTCTGGCTGGGGTAATACCCGCCATAGTTTGGGTTCCCAATAGTGGACGCTGACCGAAAAGACCTGTCACGATAAGAGTTTGCAACCTGAGTGTCAGAGGGCGACAAAAGGACCTGTGCCCCCACAGCCCAGTTTGCGTAAGACTGAGAAAAGGGCCCCACAGACTGTTGCTGGATGCCCGCCGCCGCGTCAGCCGGAATCTGTAAAGTTCTGACAACCATTCCAGCCACAACCGCCACAACATCGTCAGGGATATCCGCTGACCCATGCTCATAGTTGACCACCACAGGGCTGAACGTGCCCAGCTCATAAAGTGACTGCCTGCCGTCAAACGTGTAGTCAATTTCTACACCGTCCAAGTCTTTCACCGTCACAACCTCAATGACCGGGCGTTGCACAAGGCGCACCACACCGCTATTGGGGAAAAGGCGCACTGTGGACTCATCAACCTCAAACTTTTGGATTGACCTTTGCACAAACATGGCTGAAGCGTCTGTGAGCCACGCTGTGGCCTTAGAGGTTTCTGCCGGGGTCAAGTCGCGGCCCAGGCGGGCCTGAACGTCAGCGATTGTGGCAAGCGCCATTTTTGTGCCTTCCCTGTGTCAAAACTTTTGCGACTGGATGCTGAAAAGGGGCTGGTCGAAACCAGCCCCCTCAAAGCGTGGCCTATGGTTAGACAGCCACCGAAACGTACTTCACAACAGCGGCAGACTTGACAACCTTGCCACCAAACACGTTCAACCCGCGAACAATGTCAGCAAACTTGGTCTGGTGACGCAGAGCCTCCAAAGACTGAATCTGGTTGGCATATGCCACCATGTCCTGGTGGTATCCCACAGCCGCCGGGGTCCCAGGAACAGAGAGCAGAGGGGACTCAATTACGGTGAACCCGTAAAGACGCCCAATGACACCGTTGCGCAGAGTCTCGTCCGTGCCAGCAATGCTTGAGTCATCCAAAGCCTGAATGAGCAAGTCAGTGAAGTCAGGGTTTACCAACAGGTAACGGTTGGCAGTAGGAACCTTGGCGTTTGCCATAAGGCGGCGAATGTCCCGAACCGCAGTTTTGGCTTTTGCCGCGCTATCAAGGTCAACGCTTCCAGTGTTTCCGTCAGCACCCTCAGCAACCATAAGGTCAACCAGGTAGTTTTCGGAATCCTCAGCAAGAGCGCGTCCGGCAGAGTCAACCCAAGCGTTGAAGCCTGAGCCAGTCTGAACCTTGTCAACGTCGTCCACGTTCACAGAGAACGCTTTTTCCTGATCAATAGACAGCAACACTTCAGTGTCAGACAAAGCTTCCGGTGAAATGACGCGGCCAGCACCAGCATAGTTAACAATCGTGGGCGTGGTTGCGTTGATAATGTGAATTTTGTTTCCAGGTGCCACAACGTCTGTGAACTGAGTCCGCAGAGTAGGAATAACGACCTGGTTTGCAATGAACGCCTGGCTTACGCCAGCCGCCCAGATTTCGGGAATAAAATTAACTAATAGCCATGTTGGACTACCTTTCTTGGGGTGATTTATTTCCCCATAAGCGAGTCAAGCCTGCCAGAGGTTCTGGCCTCCAAAACTTGCGCCGCCGTCATATTTTTCAAATCGTCACGGGTGCTAATTTGTGACAAGTCAGACTGTGAACCCCTAGCGCCTTGCCCCAAATCGGGTTTGGCAAGTCCTGTTTTGATACTGTGAGTTTCAACCCACGCCCCAATAGCGTCTGAGTCAACGTCGCCACCATCAGTGATAAAGGTGCTTTTGTCNAAGTCGAGCAAAGCGCTCGCATCCAAAGAACGACCCATAAGGCTAGATTTTAGTTCAGCGTCCACTAATTTTCCGGCAAACTCGACTCGAACAGCTAGCCTTGTTTCGTCCTTTGCGGACTCCACCAGACGTTCCTGGTCAGTGAGTTGATTTTTTCTTAGCTCGCCAAGTTCTCTTACGGCCTGGTCATTTGCTTTGGCTTGCTTCTCAGTTTTTTGACTGAGCGCTTTCCACTTAGCAACCTGGGCTTCCAAATCTGCCACAGTGGTTTCGATACTCTCGCCACCCAAGCCGTCTTCACCATCTGTAGGTGTTTCGGTAAGGGTTTCTGGTTCTGTGTTTTCTGACATTGGGTTGTTACCTCCACGTTTCGTTTCGGGTTTGGCGCGTTTCGCGCCTTCTCACCACTCAAGGTGAAAATCTACAGGGCAGTGTCTAGCGCCCCAGGTATTTCTGACGGGCCCGTAAAGCGTTGGTCACGCCACACCAAAGTGGGCCCATATTCGCCATGTTCACGGGTTGCGATAATTTCCGTTAAGTCAGCCAAGCGGGTGCCGTCCTCATACTCCACAAGCTTGCCTATACCGGCATCCCTCGCACTACGGTCACTCACGCCAAGCTGTTTGGCCAAAGCCTCGTGCATACTGTCGAGCCCCTCAGGGTCAATCACCTGGCCGGGGTCAAAACTGCCGTATATAGCTTCCTCCCCACAATCGCACCCAGGATGGATTGGCTTCAACTGGTCACGGGTGTAGCGCTGTGTTGAGGCAATCGCGCACAAAGAGCAATTTTCTGAACCACTCAAAACGCGCCTATAGCCCACAATGTTGTTGTTGCCTTGGCGTTGCTTCAAGCCAGCCGCCCTGGTAGCCAGTTGCACGTCACTAGCGGCAATACTGAACGCCCTAGCCGCACCCTCTCTTACAGCCTCGCCCACCTGTTTGTTTTGCGACAAAGCGGTGTAGGTGCTAACAAAGGGTCTACGATAGACCTCAGTCTGTGAGGCCCCATTTCGCAAAATAGTGTCTGTCAAGTCGCTTGGGCTAACCGAAACCGGCGCAAACTTTACCCCGTTAGCTTTTGCCACTTCAGCGTAGTACGCGGCTTGTAGTTGAGCCGCCCGCAATTTCACGCCAGCCATTTGCGGGTCTAAAATTGTTACATATCGGGCGTGGTCAGCGTCGCGCCAAGAACCTAACTGTTTAAAAAGGTTTGAAGCTAAGTCGCCAGCGCCACGAATTAGCTTGGTGTTCAGCCTTGTATATCCTTCCCTAATTTGCGGGAGGTCAACCATTAGGGCTCAGGCGTCGCAACTGTCGGGGCTGGGGCAAGTAGCGCCTCAGTCAAAAGCGCCTCGCCAGCGCGTTGAATTTCCATGTCAGCAACCTCAGCCGGCGAAAATTGTCCAACCAAAGTCATCCTGGACCGGAAAGGCATATCAACAAACTTAGAACTAGCGTCAGCCCGTTCAGCCAGACTGTAACGCTCTGGAGAATACCAGATAGGTTCTAGGTCCAAAAGTTTTGCCCGCGTTTCGTCGCCCACAAGCAAAAACATTAGCGACATAACCTTAGACCATCCAGGTGTCACACGGTCAATACGGTCCTGAGTTTTGAACACCAGACCTTCACGCGCCAAAGCGGCACCCTCAGCGCTACCGTTAGCGCCCTCAGGGGTCAGGTAGTGCATAGGTGTCCTGGTCACAGCCGCAAAGTCTTGAATGTCAGCGCGAACCCCCGACAGAATGCCGTTGATATCGGCCTGCCCTAGTTCGGAAACGTCAGCACCCTCAGGAATCATCCACAAAGAGCCCGCAGACGAATCAAAGACGCCTTCATAGTCAATTTCGTTGCCGTCAGGGTCGTGTGTAGGAAAGTCGCCCTTGAGGACTCTCTGCCTGAACGCCTGTGTGGTCACAATGACCAGACGTTGCAAAATCATGTGGTTGATACGGTCAAGAATGTCTGTGTGTGTTTCGTATTCGCCAGCGCCGTCAGCGTTAGTGAACTTGACCACAGGAATTTGGCCTAACGGGTTTTCTCTAATCCCGTCAGCGAGCATCTGCCAGTCTTCGACCTTGTACACATTGGTGTCGTCAGGCTTTTTGAAAACCTCGATACGGTCCGCATAGTAGAAATAGGCGTAGTGGTAGCCGTCCTCAGAAAAGACCTTGACTGCCGCAGTAACCTTGTTGATATTTGTGGGGCTTGTGGCGGCGTAAACTTGCCTGGCGTCCTCGACTGTCACCACAGGGTATTCTTCGCCCTCAGGGTGCCCCACAATGGCGTAGGCGGTACCAAATTTGAGCAGGCTTGAATGTAAGTCCGCAGAGCCAACCTCTAGGTTGCTTGCCTTCCACAAACGGCGGGCCTCGACGTCCCCGTTTTCGTCATCGTCAGCACCCGTCCGAAACCCTCCAATGCGCATACGCTCGCGCACCGCAGAAACGGCCAACTGTGCCATGTTCAAACGTGACTTACGCTGAAACATACGGTACGCCTTGCTTGCACCCTCAGCGCCCTCAGGCAAAGGGGCGTCACCGTTGTAGTAGCGCTCCAACAGTTGTAGCTTGCCCTGAAGCTTGGCAAGTTTCTTGAAAAGCATGACCTGGCCGGGGCTGAACTGTGTAGACATAAAAGCTCCTAACGAATACGGCGGGGTACAAAGGTGTTTTTCNTGGCCTCACCCTTAGACAAGGCCTGAAGCCTCGCCTGGTAAGCCAGCACAGCGCTGACCGCGCCGTCAATCTTGTTTCTTGAATCCGGGTGTTCTTTCGCAATGCTCATTCCAGAGCGTCCAACCCGTCGTCGAGCGTTCAAAATGTGTCGCGTCAAAGCCAGAGAGCCATCGTGGATTAGTTCACCATCGATAACGGCGTCCTGGAACTGTTGAACAGCTCGCACCACCAAATATGACCTGTTTCCGGTCATCCACCACTCAATAGGGTGTTGCAAACTGGACTTGACTTTCAAATTGCGCCCAAAATCTGATTCCCATTGGGCAATATACGATTCCCACTTGGCCGGGTCTGCAAACATACCCACCACTTTGTACATTTCAAAAGCTTTGCGAACCTCGAAGTCAACTTCAGCGACAGGCACAGCCCAATCTTCGCCGGCGGGCCCTTCAGGTTGCTCCCAAATGCGAATCTGGAAAATGTAGCCGTCAGAAACACGGCACCCCACAAGCGCTGTGGCGTCCGTGACGCCCTTAGAGCGTTTCCGTGACCCATCGAACCCCAGCGTGATTTCGTCGCCCTCAGCGACCGTCTGTGGCTTATAGCAGGCAGTCCACTCTGGCGCAGACAAAAAAGCGTCCTTGGAGCTAGTGGGCTGGTTGAAATAGTAGCGTCGAGAATCCTCAGGCTCATTCCGTGGGTCATAAATTTCAGACACAATACGGTCTAAGTCCATCACGTCAGCAAAAGGCCCATACGCTTCACGCAAACCAGCAATGACCTGAGCCTCATCAGACAAATCAATGCCCGCGTCAGCCTGCCGGTGGTCAAAAAGTAGGCGTTGCCTCGTCGTCTTGCCCTCAACAATTTTTTTGGCCAAATTGTGGGTGGCCTCAGCCACACTGTCCTCACCCGGCAAATACATTGTGCTGGTTTCCAGTGACCACGGTTCAGCCATTTTCCGCTTGGCAAGATTACGCCGCACAGTCTGATACATCCGCTTCAGCTCTGGCCGGGTGTACAAATGGGTTTCGTCAAACACAACCATTGACTCTTTGCCGCCATCTTTGGCGCTATTGGATGCAGTCGACGGGATAATTTCGCCCCCACCAGGCAGAAAAATGCGTGTCAGCCCCGCCGCGTCGCGTGGCAACCCTGCCCCTAGAGGCCCCTCAGTGAGGTTGAAATATACGTTGTCGTAAGTGTTGCCCGCCTGGCCTTCCTCAGTCGCCAGACACCGAATGATGGGCGCTGTGACCAGCCTGCCAACCGGCTCCCCCACGGAATACTGGTAGGTGAAGCCATCACGCTCAAAAACGTCTGTGCCATCCGAAAAATGGGAGAATCTTGCCGGACCCATAGCCTCAAAAAGGACAATGAACCCTGCCAGCTCAGACTTTGCCCGCCCTTTAGCGCGTGACAAAAATACTGAATCGTAAAGACGCCGGCCATCCTCGCCAAGCGCGTAGCAGTCAATAACAAACACTGCCCACTCATCATCGAGTTCTAAATCTTGCCCCTGGACGTCGCCGGGCCCGTGGACACAAAAGTTTTCCATCCACCAAATTGCAAACCAGCCCAGGCTTGTCTGCCTGTCGTGGGCATCCGCCTTTACCAGCTCGCGCATAACCTTGTCCTCGTTTCGAGTAAGTCGCTGGGCGTTTCGCTCATTGACATGTTTTACAGATACTAAGCGTCAAGCAACCTCTGGCGGCGGCCACCAATGTCAGCCACAGGGGCCAAGACCAAAGACTCCACAACCGGCTCAACATAACGCAACCTCAAGTCACGCCTAGAATCTACCGTAGTGCCCAAAGACTTCTCACGCATCCGCAACTCAGCCATGGCACCAATCTGCCCTAGCGAAGCCTGGGCGTGAACCATAGCCGTATCCAAAGCAAAAGACCAATCAGACGGTTGCCACAAAACACAGTGAGGCATACGGCGCAAAGACGCCCACCACACATAAGTGTTGTTAGGGATAGGCAAATGAATCACGTCCCCCTGTGACGTCAACACCGTTCTCACCTCAGGCAACTCAGGATAGTCCCCCGCATACGGGGTGTTGATAACTTCCACCCAATCAACCGTGGGCTTGTGCCGCGTGACCGTAGGGCCACCAGACGGCTTTTTGCCTGCCATAACCATTTGTGTCCTCATTTCGAGTAATCGCCCTCACGTTTCGCTAAGGCAAAATTTGGTTCAAATCTAAATGGGCAAAGCTGGACCTATTCACAGCCTTACCAGTCACCGTCATATAGCGGCCACTTGGGTACACTTCCACGCTCAAACCGTTCACCATGAAACGGCGTCCCTTCGACAACGACGCGAAACCCCAAATGTGCAAACCCGTACCGCTAGGGCTCACCTCCACATAAGTGTCAGGAAACAAATCAAGCACCGCCTGGGCCTCCACAGTAGGAACCCCGTCATAGCAGTGGTCAAGGTCAATGCAAACAATTCCGTCACCGTTGAGGACGAAGCCCAGCCCGTCACCCTTCACAGACCGCCTGGCGTCCCCGTAGGCACTCCACGTCAAAGGATTAGTTGAACTGGCCGGCCTGCCCGTCACCGTGATAGGCACCTTGTTGCGGTGTCGTATCCACCGCGCCAGACGCCTAAGCTCGAGCGGCACACCCTGGCCACGATGGGATTTCACGCGACAGTTAGACCCACAAAACCTGGGCTTGCGTCCACGGGCACCTGCCTCAATCGTCTGGCCACACACCTCGCAAATAGTCATACAGGAAGTTTATCGTTACATCACCCTACAAGCAAGCTGAAACCAACAACCCTGCACCCCAGTGTCTAGGCGGGGCCAAAGCCTCAGATATTGCACACACAGCGAACTACA